TAAGAATAGGCCCACCGAGACTTTCTACACCCTTGAATGCGTACACGTCAGCAATCGAGTCGTACTCATAGACTTCAGGATTGCCATCACGGTAGATGTAAATTGTCTTGTTAGGATCAACTCCAGGCTGTGATTGCCGCACCTGCTTGGCACCAAGACCGTTACTAACAAACGTATCAGTAAGTTGTACGGCGGCATGATTACGGATCGCGCTGTTCACAAGCCAGAACGACAAGCCGACCATGTTATCGAAAATATCATTGATCTCTTCCGTGCCACCCCTGATCTCTTTCATCTGCTTGAGGTTGGTCAACCCACGGAAGTAGGCTTGCGGACTTGTAGCGATCTTATCTTCGTAGTCTTTGATACGGTTCCACGGCACATAGTCCGCAGCATCTTTCCATTCCTTAGCTTGTTGTTGGCTAAAGCGTCCAGCCTGCACACCGGCATCGATTAAGTTGTTCTTAAACTGAGTGAACTCTTTGAAAGCTGTTTCGAGTTCTGGGAAGTCTTTAAACGCTTGCATCCCTGCCTGAATCTTTGCAGCGTCGGGCAAGCTTGATATGCCAAGTTGTGGGTTTTGTTTGAAGTAGTTAGCACGACGTGCAATGAACGCATCGTTAGCCAACTTAAACGCAAGCTGCTGATCGCCTAGCTTGGTGCCAAGATCTTTGATCTTATCAATAACACCTTGTAAGGAGGCAGAGCCTTTCTCTGCAACCCAACCCACTTTGGGATCAAGCTTTAGTACACCGTCCTTCATCACAGCAACGGCCATCGTATCCGCATGCTCAGCAGCGGTCATAAACACATCAGGACGAATGTTCCCCACCGCATCCCGTATCTTGCCGTTGTACTGGTTAAGCATGGCAAGTTTTGATTCAACAGCCGCGCCCTTATACGCCACTTGCGTACGAAACTTATCAATCTGATCTTGTCGATATGCTGGGTCTTGGAAGAACGCTCCGACTTTTTGAAGCGTAGTCATCTGTGGACCCTTGGGCTTAGCGTTTGTTATACCCGCCATAGCATTCACAGCAGCTTGTGCCATTTGCCCTTGTGGAGTTAGCACAGGAGGCTGCTGTTGCTTGAGGAACAATATGTTTCGATTCTTAGTATCGAACGTGCCTCGGTTACCAATGGCGGATTTAACTGAAGTTCCTCTGCCAAGTGCATAGACATCACTATAGTAGGAGTACTTTTTTTCCTTATCTACCGCATACGCTTCACGAGCCATAGGCCCGATGTCAACTACCTGTCTGGCGACAAGAACTTCGCCAGGGGCAAGGAGTCTAGCGCGGCGGTCAAACTCTATCTTGTCAAAACGACGTGAACCGTATCGGTCTACAGTTACGGGGAACTCAATTAGTTTATCTGCCTTGACGTATATCGGAAGGATAGAACCGGGAGTCCCGAAAGTTTCGTCTGGCATACCGTATGAGGCAGCAACGTCTGGGCTATCCGATGCAAAAACGTTGTACTTCCCTCTTGGTTCAGCATTGAGTGCCCCCTCCGCATCGCCTTGTATTCCACGATATAAAACTAACGGCTTTCCCTCTTTGTCAACTATCTTGCTATTACCAAACCATTTCCTAAACTCAGGAGTAAATTGCTTCTGGCGTTCTTTTTCCGCCTCCATAAACAACTTACCTTCAAAAGTGTTCCTTGGCCCGATGTCAGGCTTAGTAAGCTCAGCGTAAGTTGTTAGCAGTTCAGTGAGTGCGTTGTCGTTCTTCAGCCCAAGCAGTTTTGCTATGTACTGAGTAAATTTATTCCATGCCGAAGTGTTCTCATATTTGATGCGAGATAGCTCGTATTGAAACTTTGGGTTGCTGATGCCTTCTGCAATAAATTCTTGAATGCTGGCTACGCCGTAGGGTTCACGGTAGTACTGTAAGTCGTAGTTAGTCAAGCCTTTCTTTACGTTGTCGTAGTGCGTCTTGACGTGCTCATATAGCTTCTCTAGCTTCCTGACGATTGGTTTTTGTGTGCCGTTTGGATTTGCAACTATGTTGGCAACTTGGGCATGCACAATCTCGTGCGCTAATACACCTTCGTTTTTAGCAGAATATTCACTTGTACGAATGGTGTCAGTATCAGCATCATAGAGACCACTTACTGCAAGCCTTTTTGATGAAGCCGTAGAAGTCATCCGTAAACGATCTTCTCCTAGTTCTGCGGTCTTTGCATCAAACGCGTTTTTTAATCTTTGGAAATCTTCTTTGGTACGCAGCTTAGATCCTGAACCAAGACCTAGTGGCACAAAAAAGCTGTGGTCCATGTTTGCAAATTCTTGTAGCGAAATACCCCCAGCTTCCTGCCCCCTATCAAAAGCAGGTATCGATTTACTAGATATTTCAAAAGGCAGTGCAGCACCAGGAGGCAGTTGCTCCACTTGGGGTGCGACACTACGGAGGTAATCCAGAGCACCTAGATGAACCTTGGCCGAATCTATAGACCGCTGCCTAGACTCCGAATTTGGAACCTCAGCTTCTTCAAACGCATTATCGTCAATCTCTATTTTTGTCTTTAAATTTCTAGCACGTTTAGCAACTTCTTGTATGACGGGGTTCTTGCTTTTACTGAGTGCATCCAATACACCTGAAAAGTTCCCTTCCTTAACGGCTTTCTGAGCTTGCGGGTTTGCACGGGCCATAAGCTCTTCTTCTCTAACGGCACCAATATCTTTACCAAACGCAATCTTCTGTTTTCTTTCCTCCGCAGCCCGCTTACGCTCCTCTATATATTCCCTACTTTGCCCTACTGCAGGGGGCTGTTTTCCTTCTGCCACATCACGTGGCTCAGTGCGTAATGGAGGTTCGACCACTCCAGTTGAGACAGGTGCTTCAGTTCCGGGGGGAGTGACTCCAGCTCGTTCGTCAGATACAGGAACGCTTGGCTGAGCTGCTCCGGCGACAGGTTGCTCAGGTTCTTGGACACTTGGCTTCTCCGTTGGAGTTTGTTTAAAAAGTGGATCGTTTAGAAAGGCTTCTACCTTTTGCACAATCGCAGGACTACGGTTGGGGTTAGCAGCAAACGCTTCTAGGCTACGCTTTACAAGTGATACCTCATCTGCATTCCGCAAGTCTTTACCAAGTATTTCTTCTCGCAACTTCTTATTAGTTGCGCCAATCCCCATAGTACGAAAGTCTTGTTCTGTAATTAGACGAGGCTCACCAAAGTCAAGCGTCATCTGTCCTTCAGGTGTTGTGGGACGTGCTGCCTCTTCAGGCGTAAGCCCACGTTTGGCCTGATTAACCTGCTGAGCTAGCGAATCTAGTTGTGGCTTAAGCTCAGTTGCCTGATCGAATAAAGCTTGTTTCTTGGCAGGATCTTGCTCTGCGTTATATAGAGCCTCAAGCCGCTCACCTTCTTGGCGAGTACGGTCATACATATCACGTAGCTCAATAAGTTGGCGTAACTTATCTTCACGCTTACCTTCTTCAAGAAACCCAGCTTCACGTTGTGCGAGTACAGATTCAGGAGGTATAGCTTGTGGTGGTAACTTCTCTGGGAATAAACCGATCTGCCGTCCAGGTTTCAACGGTTCTTCGTTAATCGGGGGACGCTCGATAGTTTCGGTAGGCGCAGCCGCAGCAGGTGTAGTAGCGGGTGGTGTCTCAGGTGGTGGAGTTTCAGGTGGTGTAGGTTGCGTTGCAGCACCACGAGCGCGTCGGCCAAGTGCCAAATCTAAAAGCCCCTGTGCCAAGCCCCCAACTGCACCCCCATACGCAGCCTGTTCACCTAACCCTTCAATGAGTTCTTGTTCAGGCTTATAGATGCCACGTGCAATTAAGTTTTGAGCAAAACCAGCAGCAGCTTCTTGGGCAGCTTCCTCACCACCAGCCATTAAGATGCGTTTTAATCTTGGCACGATACCGGCAATCTCACTTTCCGGCACCCGCGATAAAATACGGAACGGTGCAAATAGTTCAGATAAACCTACGACTGAACCAAGACCTGTAGCTAGAGATTTCTGACCTTCAGTGGCACCTTCTTGTTGGGCACGCGTTAAAGCTTCTCCGGCCCCAGCACCTGATGCAAGCGCACCTGCACCGATACGACCTAAAGCACCTGCAGCACCTAGCGGTAAGAATGGCACAAATGAGCCAACAGCCTCACCGAATTTACGTCCGACAGTTTCTTCGTACCCTGCTTCAGGAGCGAAGGGTTTCTTAGCGGCAGCAGCTACACCACGAATAGCCTCCTGAGCACCAGCTTCATATTGGTCAGGCAGGAGTGCAGACGCACCAACGGCAGCTTGCTCAACAAGCCCAATAGCCCCAGGCACTACGCCCTTAACAGCTTCCTTTATCTGCCCACCAATCGTAGGTTCGGCAGGAGGTTTTTTAGCCTTTTGTGGAGCATAGTAAGTCTCCATGACGTAATCAATAGCATCATCAGAAGATGATCCTTCGGGAGTGTTTACTCGAAACTTACGTCCGTCTGGCCCATTAACCTCAAATATAGGCATACGATCACCTTGGAAGTTCAGTAGCAGAGAAACCTGTGCGGCCACCTCCAGCCTGCGTCATTCTTTCATAGTTCTCAAACGTGCCGTACTTCCCAATAAGCAAAGGGTTTTCTAAAAATTCTTTTTCACGCATCGCACGGTTTCTAGGCTCTGCTTTAGCTTGCATAGCTTTGGCATATGCTTTAGCAAACTCAGGGTCTTTTTGTATACGTTCGATAAGCTGAACTTCAGCAGCAGGTTTTCCAGCAATACGTTCTTGCGCCGCGATCTGTGCCAACGCAGTATTTGTTCGACTCTGCATTTCAGCTTCAGACTGTGCTCTTTGTTGTTTTGTTGTATATATCGTGCGTTCTAAAGCAGCATTTGCCGCCTCTGCGGTTCTTCTATCCTCTATGGAATTTTTAACTGCATTCTGTCCTACACTAAACGCAACTTCTGCACGTTTTAATTTAGTCTGTTCAACCTTATCTTGTATACGTTCGTACCGCTTCTTACCCTCTGTGGTGAGCATTAGCGTTTCTTGATTCTGCATGCTTTGCAACTGCTGAAGTTCTTTACGATACTCACGATCAAGCTTTCTGAACTCTTTCATGTCCTCGTTAAAGCCTTTAGCTGCTTCAGACGCACCTTTACCAATATTGACAAACGCATAGGGTGAGCTACCACCCATGATGGCAAGACCAGCTTCAAGCAGTCTTAAGTTAGCAGCTTCTTTACGTTGAGCAGGAATCTTCTCCCGCTCAGCACGTGTCTCAGCCACCATGTTCTTAATCATGTCAAAGTCATAGCCTTGTTTAGCTAGCGTTTCTCTATCGCTTTTTAGTATTTGATCGAGTGACTTATCAGCATCAGCAGGCATAGGAACTAGACGACCAGCTAAACCCCTTGCTGCCTCTGTCTCAACTTCTATGTCTTTTTCTTGCGGTACATTCATTCGCTTAGGTTCAGCGATCTCCGCAATTCTAGGTGCTCCCATAATCCTACGCGCTTCACTAACTGCGGTGTCTACTCTAGCTTTCTCTTCAGCTTTTGTGTCTTTAGGTGATGCTTCTACAACTGGCGGAACAACGTAACCTTCTTGACCACGCTCTCTACCAGGAATAGGTTGTGCAGCAGCTTCCTTAGCAACTTTTTGCGCTTCAGTTGGAACGGGATTAACAATACCTAACCTCTCCAACCCCGACATCATTGCGCCCATAATGGGGTTGGTTGCACGAATACCCCGCACCATTTGCTGCTCAGGCGACATCCCCGTAGCCTCTTCCACTACCATAGAAGCACCAGCTATACCGAGCCCTGTACCTAAACCTTTAAGTACGTTTACTGCTTTGGAAACGCTACCTGCAGTTTGTTGGTACAGTTTTTCTAATGCCACTTCATCAAGGTGTGGGGCTAATTTAGATATTTGCTCAGAAAATTGTTTAAATCCTGTTGGGTTGATGCGCGATAAAGGATCTTGTAAAACCGCAGCTAGTCCTGGTCTGGATGCCGCCATACGATAATCAAACGTAGGAGGCATACGCATAGAGCTAGCGCCTGTTGGATTCATACCCGACCCATAACTTAACCCACTTCCACCACTTGGAAATACAGGGTTAACGCCTACAGAAGAAGTAGCGCCATACGGAAGCTTAACTGCTCCAGTGTTTTGAAACCGCTTCACGTTCCCGCCATCAGCAAACGCCACCATGCCGCCACCGGCATAATCAAACATGTTGTCAGGTACAGGGATACCGTCGAGGCCACGCTCCATAGCAGGTGAAGGCACTTGGTTATTACTGATAGCAACTTGTCCACCGTATGCCATCTGTACCGGAGCTTGTTGCGGTGCAGCAGGTGGGGGCATCATCGGTTGAGGGGGAGGTGCAATTCCTACGTCTTGGGCAACGGTAGTGTTGGGTGGTGGTTGTGTGTTGGCAGCTACGATACGCTGTATGGTCATCATAGCCATCAATGCTCGGGTAGGATCTACTTTACCCGTAGCCGCATCCATCTTAAGTTTCTGGATGTTAGACCCGTAAGCGGCAACGAGATCCCCAACAGACCGATCTGATGTTTTATTCAGAACTTTATCTAAAGTTTGAAGGCTCATGGTTTACCCCCACCAATCATGTTATATAGCCCTAATCCTGTCAAACCTAAACCTGTTAGCTGACTAGCAAAACTAGGTGGCGGTGTAGTGGCTGTTTGTGTTGATGACTGCATTGGCACACCACGTAACAAATTAGAGAGTTGCCCAACCTGAGTCTGTCCGTACTGCGCTTGGTCCATGAGCATTTGTTTTTGTGCGTCCATTTGTTGCTGTTGAATCGCACGTTGAAGATCCCCAAAGGCACCTTGAGTTTTAATAGTATCAAGCTCTGCTGCCCGCTGCTGTGTTCCTAATTGGCCAAACTGACCAGCTAGAGTAGTTAGGTTTGCAGCACTTGTTCCACGTAAGTTTGCTGCTGCTTGCTGTGCATCTTGATTTGCTTTTTGGGCTTCAAGAGATTGCGTTGCTCCAAATTCTGACGCTCTCATTCCAGCGGAACGATCTCTTTCAAACTGAGCTTGAGCATTCTCGTATGCCGCTTGGAGTCCCTTAGCTTGAATATCGTTAAGTTGTGACTGGAGAGTCCCTTCACGTTGCCCTTGGAGCAAAGTCTGTCTAGCACCACCATAAGTACCTTGACGCGCTGCAGCAAGATTTTGTCCTAATTGAGCTTCTCTTGCAGCTTTCAATGCTCCAGCTTGCTGCTGGTCAACCACGGCTTGCATATACGGCGACATATATTGCTTAGCAGCATCGCTCGTAAACATACTAGGGCCAGTCAATATCGGAGCACCAATCTGCATGCCCTGAAAATTCTGAAGTCCTTGCAGTCCTGATGCTGCCGCTTGCCCTGCTTGAGTACCTAGAGAATACTGGTCGGGCGTACCCATTGTCCCAAGTTGTTGACCGATTGCTGTTTGAAACGGCGATAGGCCCGCTACACTACCTGCACCCATCAACCCCGCTTGGAAAACAGGTGCATACTGCGCTTCGTATGCCGCTTGCCCACTAAGTCCGCCAGGATAGATAGCCGAGATACCTCGGTCGATAAGTCCAGGTTTATAACCAGCTTCCCCAGGTTTACCTACACCCTCATAAAACGGTTTAAGGGCTTCAGGGATTTCAGCACTAATAACTTGTGTTGATGTAGTCATAACTATTCCTTCAGGCAGGCATCAAACGGCGCATGTTTATTTCGGGGGGCTGGTCTGTGGTGCCATGACGCGCTTGGCGTATACGATCCATCATGGCGTAAAGCTTCTTAGATCCAGCATTACTAGACCCATTACCAAGATCTGCAACAACATCCGCTGGGATAACAAATTCACCGTCAGCAAGTCGAGCCTCCTGTATACCCTCAATAGTAGCAGGCACACTGTCGCTCATACCATCCCCGGCACCATTAATTGTTCTAGGCGCATTAGCTGGACCTGTAGCACCCCCTGCAGCTAAAGCACTTAACCCAGTCATCCCACCACCTGCATAAACCTGTCCCAGTGTACGTAGGAAAAGCTGGCGGTAACGTTCTCGTTCTTCTTCAGTTTTAGCCGTAGCCATTGCCTGCTGTAACTCAAACTGATTCATTTCATCGGCAGCTTTAACACCACCCATGCCAACCGCCGTAGCACCTGCAGCCATTGTTGGCGTTATTTGCTTACCGAATACTGATCCTTGTCCGGCAGTAAAGGCTTCTCTTGCGCCAGGAGCACCTGTTGCCGCACTCATTGCACCTTGCCCTGCGGCTTGAATATTTTCTAAAAACTGTCCTGGCATTTGTGCCAGAGGTACATCGGCTATTGATTTAAATGTGTTTATAGCGGGTGCAGTCCCACTACCTGTTACGTTTGCAGCTTGTCCCGCAAACTCAGGATTTATGGACGTATCTATTTGGGGCACAGTCATATCTGGTGTTGGAGCATTAGCAGCAGCACCCGCACCCTGAGCCAAACTACCCATGCCGTAAGACATCAAGCCTGACATTAGCCCGCGTTTAAAATCAAAACCTTTTTCTCCGCTTACGGCACCAGAAAGACCGCCGATAAGAGCTTGTGCGCCTAGACCAATACCTGTAAATGGCAGCACAAAGGGTAAAACTTTACCGACCCCTTTGAGTAACTTTCTCCAACTGAAGTATTCTGGTAAGCCGGTATATGGATTAATAGTGCCAGCGCCCCCTGCAGCTCGTAGCATCCGTGCTTCTTCAGGGCTAATGTGAGCTAGCATCGTGTCACCGAAGCGACCTTTTTGTGCCATTTCTTCGGCGTAACCTTTCATGGCAATACTGCCTAAACCCTTGGTAGATCCACCTTCTCGCATACCAACAGCTTTTAAATAAGCACGCTGTTCTTCTGGGCTAATGCGTCTGTTCTTATCTACGTCAAAGCTTTCGTAAAAGGCTTTGTCTCCTGGGTTTGCATAGTCAATTTGAGACAAGAACCGATCATTCCAGTACTGAGAGGCAATATCTTGGGCAGGAGATGTAATCAACCCAAACTTCATTAAGCGATCTCGCTCTAACCTAGCTTGTTCTCTTGGGTCAGCTGCAATACGAGCACGTTCTATAGCTTCTGCTTTTGCAAATTCAGGGTTAAATACGACATCTTTCTCATAGCTAAAAACACCTTTAGGTGTTGCACGAGTTAACCCAAAATCTGGGAAATCATACTTAGCCATAGGAGTGCCACCTTCGGCCAACCCAACTACTGCACCTCCTGTCCTACTGGCCGGTACTGTTCCGTTTGATGGAGTGTTATTAATAGGAGGAGCGCCAGACCCAGCATTACCAGTAGCTGATGTAGCCGCAGACGTTACCCCTCTAGCTCCAATCAAATCATCGGCAGTAATACCGTATTTAGTCATGTCCGCCAGTATTTGCCCTGGCGCTACGCCTGCATTTAGGTAGCTATTAATATTTGCGTAGTACTGATCTTTAGTAAGACCAGAAGCCAACGCTTGTTGTAGCCCACTTGGAACCGGAGCATTAAAACCAGGAGTACCGTAAGTTAAAGATGGGCCTTGGTAGGCGGAAGGCGCAGAAGGTGCAGGAGGCGGCGCATTTCTTGCTGCAATTTCTGCTGCAGTTGCGTTTTGAAAAGCTTGTCTTTCTTCAGGACTTATCTGCTCACCAAACTGACTCTTCCAATATGCAAGACCTTCAGCTTCAGGAATACGCCCCAAAATTTCTTGGTACATGTTGTAATAAGGCTGGTCAGCTGCAGAACGTAAATAACTTGGCGTAGCACTAGGTCCAGCCAATTTCGGAGCACTTGCTCTAGGTTGAAATGACGTTATAACGTCTGACGGTTCCTGCACTTTTCTTGTAACGGGAGTTAGCGCAGACAATCCTCTAGGCACATACGTACTGGTAGAAGTACCCCCAGGCACAGTTGAAGTACCCCCAGGCACAGTTGAAGTACCCCCAGGCACAGTTGGATTACCTCCACCGCCACCAACCACTGTATCGTCAGGTTCACCTATGTCTCTAATATCACCTACTTGAGTTCCTTGAAAATTATTGGTACCGAGTGATGTAGCAATGTCAACTGCTCTTGCCGCATCAGCAGCTGCAACTGTTGGGTAAACCGTCCCGTTATAAGTCCGTGCGGCTAAGGTCGTATCTTCAGGAAGCGTTCCAGGTACAGGAGGATTTTGACTGGCATCAATTTGATTATTGAAAGTACCTGCACCAGATACAGAATCATTACCCGCACTAGCGGTTACCGTATCATTGCCTGTAACAGGGGGGAGTAAAGACTCTAAATATCGTTGCCTTTCATCAGCACTGATATTCTGATCTTGATTAGCATCAAAGGGCGCTAGATCACTAAACTCGCTAGACTGTCTAAACGCATTAACGATGTCGTTAAGAGGCACCCCACTAGCTAATAAACTAGTCCAGTAATCTATACCGCTTGCATCAGGTTGCCTGCCCAGCACATTCGTATAAAGGCTTTCAATAAGCCCCCGTGGAGTCTCTGTGTAAGGTATAGAACCCAAGTCTTCTTCTGGGTCCGTAAATGTTCGTGTGCCTCTATCAAGTGCCATAATTTACCTCACGCAGTAATCCACGCGATTGTTGCAATAACTGAAGGTACAGCTGGTCGTGTGGGGGAAGTTCCAGCTGGGTAATGTTCTATATACGCATCCACGCTACTTGTACGCCACATAAGCTGTACATAGTCCCCTACTTCTAACGTAACAAAAAAATTAAGCGACCCAATTACGTGATACGGATCACCTGCAGACTTACGTGGCGATAATCCAAAGCGACTATTTGAATCAGCTATGTCAGTGCCATTCCTGCGAAACCATATATCAATATCTTGGGTAGCGTTATCGTTGTTTGCTAACTGACAGCTGAATTGTATGTTGTAAGTACCAGAGTTGGTTACCGTAATCTTGGAACTATCTTTAATACCGGCACCCACAGCAAACGCTGTATTGTTAAAAGTCATGGGGTAAGCTGTTGTTGTAGATACCGCAACCTGATCTGTAGTATCGTAAAAAGACCCATGCGGGGGTATGAACGTATCTATACGGTTGAAATATAGCCTAAGAACACGGTTAAGCTCATTCAATTGCCTCGCATCATACTGAGGCGTAGGTAAAGGTAGCGGTGAAGCATTGAAGTTAAAAAACGCCATTACCGTTTCCCGTCCGGCCTAACGTCCAACCGCAGCGAACCTAACTGCCACTGCACACCTAACCCATCAGACCCTACGCGCAACGCCATTTGCCTACCTCGTGCCCGAATAAACACTTGGTCGGTGTACTCATCCAATGTAGCTACTGAAGAGTTTACGTTTTGTGAGTCCGAGGCTGTATTGGCATATGCACTACCTGAAAACCTCTTAGGTTTCATCGTGACCGTAACCGTAGGCGTAGCAGCGGTTGAATCTGTGAAATTAAAATCAGGTAATAAACGGCGGGTAAGCATGAACTGTTCACCGTCCCCAAGATCAAAATCAGATGACTGAATATACGAAGTCATCGGAGCGTCACCATCATCTATACCGTATTCTTGGTTATATAAATACCCTACGGTAGCACCTTCCTCAGTTATGCAAGCAGCTGGATTACTTCTCAAGGCAGTGTCGAGCCAAGCGGTTCTATCAATCGTGCCGTAATACCAAGCGTTTTCAAGATGATTAAAGATGACGTAACGATTATTCCAGTTTGAGTTGGCACTGGGGTACATCCACCAAATTTCTGTGAACCCTTCGTTAGTGCCCGACACAATCTGGTCTACTTGGTTGTAGTTTATGTCCTGATACACATACTGACGGAGAGTGCAAGGTAGTGTTTGCACCTGCCCTGAATAGACATAGAACTTGTCTTGTCCCATCCAGTAGATAGTATTGTTTGCAGAGGCTACTGCACGCGGCCCGATAATGGATATGTTATCGGCAATCTCTTGTAGACCAAACACATCAGTCGTACCCAAATACTGAAGTGAGTACATATTAGAGTTAGTCCAGACCAATATCTCTTGTCTGGTAGCAAACGCCCGAACGATCCTAGACCCACGGGATACAGAAATAAAACCTGCTGAGTTAGTTGTAGCAGGTGCCCAGTTTTGAGGTTCGTCTTGGTTAGCCCACCGGATCAACAACGGATCAAAATCAGTAGATGACCCCCCATATGGCTGACATCCAAAAGCTAAAAGGTGCTTGTTGTTCTGGGCGGTAAGAACCTGCATAGCAGCGTTAGGAACGCTAGCCGCACCAGATAAAGATGAAAGTAAAACTGCCCTAGTACCCAAGGCAGTAGAAGGACTGGATAATGACCCACGCTCCCAATAATAGATTTCTCCATTACGGATGTTCATAACAAGGTCGTTGTCAAAGTTATCAAACCACCAATCACGCTGTTGCAGTGATACAGGAACTGCGCCCCCTAAACCCCAAGCGGATAACCCCCAACCACCTGCACCCCAACCATAGCCGTAGGTTGTTGACGCATATCCAGAAGCAATTCCATATTTGGCAGTGACTGCGCCGCCCCCAGTACCTGAGTCAGATGAATTAGCAGTGACTAAGGTAATTGAATTAATATTTGTATTAGATCTAGCCTGTATGGTGTACGTATTGGAATCGACCCGTGTGATCTCATAGTCTTGATTAAGTATGGCCGCAGTGATATTACCGCCTAGACTAGCGGCTCCGCTAAACGTAACAAAGTCGCCTGTATTCGCACCGTGCCCAGTATCTGTTACTGTGATTGTGGAGGAGCCGTTAGTAGCGGCAAAAGTTGCCGTATTAGTTGTTGTGGTACGTAGCGGGGTTATGTTGTAGTACTGCCCACCTGTTTCTATGTAGACATGGTTATTTGTACCTAACGCTAGAAAGTTATCCGCGTAGGATGTAATCCAGTTAAGCAGCTGCCTGCATACCCCGAAGAAAAATATAGGCGTGTACTTAGCCCAACCACCAATCTTTTGTGGGTACCCCGAGAAGAACCGAACCTTATCGCACTCGTACCACCCGCCTTCTCCCGAGTAGCTTGTTTGGTCCCGATTGACCCCTGGTCTAAAGTTAAGTTTTAGAAAAGGCATATTTACCTCATCATGGCCGCTTCAGCCGCACGTCGGCGGGTGAGTCCGGGAAGAACACGACCGGCAGCTTTATTCCACAACATGCACTGATCGGCTGCACCATCCCAGTCCCCCGCATCAATACGCTTTTTGAAGGTGGAAACCCGATAGTTCCCTAGGCCACAATTGTAGACCCAGCTTGTCACAGCGGCAATGCGTCTGGGCAGAGCCTTCTGAATACTTGGCGACATCTTTACCAGACCACGAACAAAATACTCCACATGGTGATCCAGCGCATCCTCGCACTGCTCCATCGTCCAAATCGTATCTGGGTTGATGTTGGGTCCGGTGGCTCCCCAGCCAATGGTCCAAGGATGTCCTCTGGTACCGGGCTCGGGATAGGCTTGAACTCGTCCATCAGGCAAACGCTTTGCTAGCCCCTCAAAAGGCTTAATGAGTACATCCTTGCAAAGCTTCTTTGCCTCATTCACGATTTACTGTACTTCTCTATCGAACGTCCTACAAACCAGAACGTAAGCATCATGTTCAGCATGGCAAAGTCATCCTCGTCATAACT